CTAGAAACAGAATGGTGCAAGTAGGTAATTTTTTAAATGCACAGGCAACTGTACAGAGTTTAATTAATACTAGATTAGTTGTTTTTCAAATGGCATCAACTGAAAGTTTTGTAGGTGATGGAACTAATGGTAGCTCAACAGTTTTAAATGGTGGTACAGCATTAGTATTTCCAACTGGAAAGTCATCTTTAAATTTTGGTTCAGATGATATTATAGTAACAAAATACAATATTAATAAAATACCAGGTCTAGTTTCAACTAGTTCATACTCAGTTGGTGTAGCAGGTACAGATTTAACTATAACATTTAACGCCGCAGGTATACCTGAAAATAATACTGTTTTATGTGTAACTAAATGGCTCGGTACTGAAATAATTGATTATGTTAAAAAAGCTTATGCAGACGAAATGTCTATAACGATAGCAGATGTAACAACAGCAGTTTCAAGAACCGAAGATGTTATAACGTTTAGTGCTACAGGTCAAGCAACATATACTTTATATTCTGATTTAACATCAGGAACAGGATTTATTGATATTGGAGACCACGGTGCTCAACAAGTTGCTAGACAAAATTCATTTGCTACCCAATTAGCACAAGAAGATGGAATAGGATCAGCTGGTATTAATACGGCTGTGTTTATACGTGGAACAATGCCAGGATTAGGATATACTTCTGGACAAATTGATGTGCCTGGCTCATTATTAATTGAAATGGATAGTCCTCAACAAGCAATATCATTATCTAAATTCTTAAATGATGCAGTTGGTACAGCCGAAGTAACAGTAGCTAGTAATATTAAAATTTATACGCAAGATAGTAAACCAGAATTTGATAATAACCAATATGTTGGACCAACATTTTTAATTAAAAAAACATTATCTCAAGGTGGATCGACAGCAGATATAACAAGTTTTGAAGTTACTGAAGCTAACACTTATTTTTTAGATTATTCATTAAAATTAGGTTCTGCTTATGCCGTAGGTTGTATTAGAGTTATTTCAGATGGTACTAACGTTCATTATATTGATGATAGAACTGAAACAACAGATACTAGTGAAATTACATTTAGTACTCCTGCAATTAGTGGCGGATTAGTTAAGTTACAATACACGAATACGAATGCTACTACTGATGCTACACTATCATATGTTTTAAAACGTTGGTTAACAAGTTAATTTTTGTCCACGATTTTCAAACATTTTACATTGACAAATCCATTAATGTCTAGTATTGTTATATATACAGAATAAAAAGAGTTTGAAGATAAGAATTAACAATGAATATTACAACTGACACCACAGCTGAACTTTATATTATTAAAAGAGACGGAAGAAAAGAATTATTAGATATTAATAAAGTTCATAAAATGACTGAAGCGGCTTGTAATGGACTTACAGGTGTGTCATCGTCACAAGTTGAAATGAATTCAGGTTTACAATTTAGTGATGGAATGTCAACAAATGACATTCAAGAAGTTTTAATAAAATCAGCAAATGATCTAATTACTTTAGATAATCCTAATTACCAATATGTTGCGGCAAGGTTACTTCTTTTCTCATTACAAAAACACGTATTTGGTAAATGGTTGCCATTGGATGGTTATATTCCATTAAGATACTTGGTATCAAGAAATATTGAACGTAAGGTATATGATAACTCAATCTTAGAAAAATTCTCTGATGATGAATGGAATAAACTTAATAGTTATATTAAGCACGAAAGAGATTGGGATTTTACATACGCAGGTCTTAGGCAAGTTGTAGACAAGTATCTTGTACAAGATAGATCATCTGGTGCTGTTTATGAAACACCACAATATATGTATATGATGATTGCTTGTACATTGTTTGCTAACTATTCATCAGACACAAGAATGAAATATATTAGAAAATATTATAATGCTATTTCTACTTTTAAAATTAATATTCCTACACCGGTAATGGCTGGAGTAAGAACACCTATGAAACAATTTGCAAGTTGTGTTCTGGTTGAAGTTGATGATACACTTCCAAGCATTTTTTCAAGTGATATGGCTATTGGTAGGTATATTGCACAAAGAGCCGGTATTGGTATTAATGCAGGACGTATTAGAGGTATTAATGCTAAAATTAGAGGTGGCGAAGTAGCACACACAGGAGTGATTCCATTTCTAAAAAAATTCGAATCAACTGTAAGATGTTGTACACAAAATGGTGTACGTGGTGGTAGTGCAACTGTGCATTTTCCTATTTGGCATCAAGAGATTGAAGACATACTTGTATTAAAAAATAACAAAGGTACAGAAGATAATAGAGTTCGTAGATTAGATTATTCAATACAAATTAGTAAATTATTTTATGAAAGACTTTTATCTAATGAATATATAAGCCTTTTTTCACCTCACGAAGTGCCAGGATTGTATGATGCATTTGGTACAGATCAATTTGATGCGTTGTATGTTAAATATGAAAAAAGTAAAAGTATTAGAAAAATAAAAATACCTGCACAAGAATTGTTTAATAATCTTTTAAAAGAAAGAGCAGAAACTGGTCGTATCTATATTATGAATATAGACCATTGTAATAGTCACTCATCTTTTAAAGATAAAATTAATATGAGTAACTTATGTCAAGAAATTACATTACCTACTGCTCCTCTCCAACATATTGATGGTGATGGTGAAATAGCTCTTTGTATTTTAAGTGCTATTAATGTTGGTATTATAAAAGATTTAGATGAGTTAGAAAACTTATGTGATTTGTCAGTTAGAGCTTTAGATGAAATTATTGATTATCAACAGTATCCAGTTAAAGCGGCTGAAATATCAACTAAAGCAAGAAGAAGTTTGGGAGTTGGATATATTGGTCTTGCACATTACCTAGCTAAACACGGTGCAGGATATAACGAAAAGAAAGCATTAAAAGTTGTACACGAATTATCTGAAGCATTCCAATATTATTTGATTCAAGCATCAATGAATTTAGCACAAGAAAAAGGTAGATGTGAATATTTTAAAAAAACAAAATATGCAGATGGCTTAATGCCAATTGATCATTATAAAAAAGATTTAGATAGTATATGTAATACAACATTAAAATTAAATTGGGAAAAATTAAAAAAACTAGTAAAAGAGTTTGGTATGAGAAATTCAACATTATCAGCACAAATGCCAAGTGAAAGTTCTTCTGTTGTTAGTAATGCTACAAATGGAATAGAACCACCTAGAGGATATTTGTCAGTTAAAAAAAGTAAAAAAGGTCCACTAAAACAAATTGTCCCACAATATAAAACATTAAAAGAGTATTATACCTTGTTATGGGAGATGCCAAGTAATGAAGGTTATATTAACATTGTATCAATTATGCAGAAATTTTTTGATCAAGCAATTTCAGGTAATTGGAGTTATAATCCTACGCATTTTGAAAATAATGAAGTGCCAATGAGTGTTATGTTTAAAGACTTATTAACAACTTATAAGTTAGGATGGAAAACTAGTTATTATCAAAATACATATGATTTTAAAACTGATGCGTCAGTTGAAGTAGAAGTTGCTCCAATTCAAATTGCGGCACAAGAGTTTGCAAAAGCAAATTTAGAAGTAAAAGCTGATGAAGATTGTGATTCTTGTGTTATATAGGAAAATAAATAATTTAAATGAGTAAAACAGTATTTAATAGAAACGAAATTGATTTTATAAAAGAACCTATGTTCTTTGGTGCAGATCAAAATTTACAAAGGTATGATATATTTAAATATCCGCATTTGGATAAATTAAATCAAACAATGCTTGGATATTTTTGGCGACCTGAAGAAATTAGTTTGCAAAAAGATAGGGCTGATTATTCTACATTTAGACCTGAACAAAAACATATATTTACAGCAAACTTAAAATACCAAACACTATTAGATAGTGTGCAGGGCAGAGGCCCATCATTGGCATTTTTACCTTATGTTTCGAATCCAGAATTAGAAAGTTGCATTGTAACTTGGGACTTTTTTGAAACAATACACTCACGTTCTTATACACACATTATGAAAAATGTTTATGCTAATCCATCTGAAGTTTTTGACACAATTTTAAATGATAAAGAAATCTTAAAAAGAGCAGTATCAGTTACAAAACATTATGATGATTTTAGTAATGCGGCATTAGATTATACAGTAAAAGGTAAAGGCGATTTATATGAGGTAAAGAAAAAATTGTATCTTGCAATGATTAATGTAAATATCTTAGAAGGTTTAAGGTTTTATGTTTCATTTGCTTGTACGTTTGCTTTTGGTGAACTTAAACTTATGGAAGGTTCAGCAAAAATTATTTCATTAATTGCTAGAGATGAATCTCAGCATTTAGCTTTAACTACACACGTTATTAAAAATTGGCAACAAGGTGATGATATAGATTTCATAAAGATTATCAAAGAATGCGATAGTCAAGTATATGAGATGTTTAAAACTTGCGTTGAAGAAGAAAAGGCGTGGGCAAAACACTTGTTTAAAGATGGAAGTATTATTGGTTTAAACGATAGACTATTATTTAAATATGTTGAGTTTATTGCTAATAAAAGACTAAAAGCAATAGGTATGGAGCCAATTTTTGATCAGGTAGTAACACAAAATCCATTACCTTGGACACAGCACTGGTTATCGTCATCAGGGCTACAAGTAGCACCACAAGAAACAGAAGTTGAAAGTTATATTGTAGGTGGAGTAAAACAAGATGTAAACAAAGACACATTTAAAGGATTTAAATTATAATGTTAAAAGAACAAATAAAAAAAGATGATATCGTAGCATTAAAGCTTGTATCTGGAGAAGAAGTTATTGCAAAAGTTGTTACAGATAACAACTCAATGCTTACAGTTAATAAGCCATTAGCACTAATTCAGACACCACAAGGGATCGCTATGGGTCAGTATATATTAATGCAAGATATAACTGTTCCAGTAGAAATTTCTAAAGAAAAAATTATAGTAATGACTAAAGCTAATTCAGTAGCCGTAGATCAATATGCTAAAACTTTATTGTCATCTAAAAAAATAGCAGGATCACCGCCAGAAGCTAAAATAATTACAAATTAATTTACATTAAATAGTATTATGATGGATACTATTAAAAACAAATCAATTTGTCCTTATGCCTTTCGAGCAGTTAATATACTCTCAAATGCTGAAGTAACACCCTGTTGTAGATGGGTTACCCGTTATTCACCGGTAACTGAATCAGTTGCGAGTAAGTCAACCTCAGTTGTTGATATTTTCCAATCAGAATATTTCAATATTATAAGAAAGAAAATGTTAAATGGAGAAAAGCTTAAGAGTTGTTGGCGATGTTATGAAGAAGAAGATGCAGGAATTAACAGTATGCGTCTTTGGGCTGGACAACATATGGAAGAAAGTACAGAGTTAAATTTAGAATATTTAGAAATCGAATCTGGTAGGTTTTGTAATTTAAAATGTAGATCTTGTAATCCTTACACGTCAAGTGGATTTCATCCAGAGATTAAATCTTCAAAATTTATGGCTGATCATTTTCGAATGGAT